CAAGACTCCTTGTAAGAAACCTTATGAGGGCGCCACCACGTAGTGGTGGGTGTCCTCGTTACTTAAGGGAGGTTTTACTGGGTTAGTTTCGCCTACGGCGAAACTAGACGTAGGTTCCAATAATTAGAGGTACAATCCAAAACAACTATCCGGTAATCCTTTGGTTAGTACAGAACTATGATCACTATGTTTTAAAAAATATTCGCGTCCTGTATTCAAATCTAGTAGTGTAAGATATTTGCGTAGTTCCGGAGATTTTCCGTATATACGTCTCCCATGAGCCACTTTGGTATAGGTAAATAACATTTCAATATCGCGACCATAATAGGCAAAATCCTTGCGATGATTCTCAAACCATTGTGATAATTCAGTGGTATGTGTAAAATGCCACCCATTGATTTCCACTTTTTGCAAAAATATTTGCATCAATTCCTTGGCAGAATATTCTTCTACCGTAAATCTCCAAATAAAACGAGAAGGTAACCCCGAATTCATTTTAAAAAAGAATTCCTTCACGTCATTTTCGTATCCCGCCACGATAACCATCAAATCTTCTTTGTGATCACTCAATGCTTCACACAACGTATCAATACATTCTTTGGAAAATGAATCACCATCACCGGATGAATTACCACCACCAGAACCCAATGAATATACTTCATCAATAAAAAGACAACCTCCTAAACATTCTTGAATAACTTTGCTGGTTTTAATCGCAGTTTGACCCAAGAATCCGGCAACTAAATCATTACGTGTCACTTTGCGAAAAATCCCGTTTTTTAATATACCCAATTTTGCATACATTGACCCGATCAATTTGGCTACTTGTGTTTTTCCAGAACCAGGGGGTCCATAAATCACCATATGTTTAAAATCGTGTTCATGATTGATATGTAAATGTTGAATAAAATATAGGAGCTGATCCAATAGATTGTCTTTGAACGTTTTTAAACCAATCATTTCATTGATTTCGTGCAATTCATTCTTTATATTATGCAAGGCTTTTAAATCAATATTATATTCTGTATCTGGTTGTAAGGGGTATTTTTCTGTAATATCTAACAAATCTTTCAAAGATGTTATTGTACATTCTATGGTAATTTTTTTAGGAGATGTTGGCTCTTTTGTTGGGGGTTCCAAAGGAGGCATATCTCGTAATTTTTTTTTGCAAATATGTTTTGTGATGATGTCTGATGATGTCGGGTCAGCGACCTCCGTTCCGTATGGTCGCAACCTTGTAGGACCATACGGAACGGAGGTCGTACCGAGGAACGTAATGGGGATATCTTCATCTGAACTACTATATAGCCCTTTGGCATAATTTGTAGGTACAAATGTATGATAATAATATTGATTGACATGAAATAATAAATGGAAATTTTCATGTATATGGGTAGGTGTTTGATTTCGCACACGATGCAAATAATCTAAAAATAGTTGGTCATGATTTGTTTTTATTTCCATGGTTCTTGGTAAGTTATTATGATAAAATATGTTTATATGTTCATATAATATATAATAATGAATATAATTATACCATTAGGTGGAAAAGGAGAGAGATTTTATAATGAAGGTTATACTAATCCCAAACCATTAATACATATTTTGCATAAACAAATGATATTTCATGTATTGGATAATTTACATATTTCCAACGAAGACCATGTATTTATTGTATATCATATAGAATTAGATAAATACGATTTTTCAGATATAATAAAAAACAAATATCCTGAAATTCATTTTATTCTTGTGCACTATCAAACATCTGGTGCAGTAGAAACTGTGTATAATGCAATATCTATGATCAAAACAGTTTCAATACATAAAAAAACGATATTATTGGATTGTGATACATTTTATACCACGGATATTCTAACTATTGCTAGAAATCTCACTCAAAACGCTGTTTTTTATAAAAATACAGAAAACGAAAAACCAATTTATTCCTATATTTTATTCAATGAACAAGAAAAAATTATTGCAATCAAAGAAAAAGAAAAAATTTCTTCCAATGCAAATACCGGTGCATATTTATTTCATAATATAGAAGAATTGGAATATTACGGTAAATATGTTTTGGACAACAAAATCACATTCAATGGAGAGCCATATACTTCATGTGTTATTTCGGAAATGATAAAAACACATGATTTTTATGGTATTGAATTGGAAAAAAACACGGTGTTTTCGGTAGGTACCCCCAAAGAATTACAAGATTTTGTAAATGATTCATATGTATTTTTATTTGATTTAGATGGAACAATTGTAAATACCGACGGTGTTTATTTTAATGTTTGGAAAGAAATATGCAACCAATATAATATCCATTTAACTGACGAATTGTTTTATAAATATATTCACGGAAATACCGATACGATTGTTTTACAACAATTATTACCGAATGAAAATTTACATAAAATTTCCAAACTAAAAGATGAGCTGTTTGCTCAACAGTTAACCGATATCAAAATTATAGAAGGAATATGTGATTTTATGAAAAAACTAAAATATAAGGGATATTTTTGTAGTATTGTAACCAATTGTAATAGATGTATTGCAGAAAAAATAATAAACTATTGTGATATTTCTCAATATATTGATTTTATCATTGTAGGGAATGAATGCAGCAAACCAAAACCATTTGCAGATCCATATATAGAAGCTATGAAAAAATACAATGTTATATCAAATAAGGTTATTATTTTTGAAGATTCAAAATCAGGGTTATTAAGTGCCAGTGGTTCATGTCCTTTATGTATTGTTGGTATAACTACAAATTATAATGAACATGATTTACAAATTTATGGCGCAAATGTAATTATTGATAATTATAATGACATTGATATTGATATATTAAAAACATACAATAATCTAACAAAACATCATATTAAATCATGTATTTGTAATTCTATAAATATTGATATAATAGATGTGATCATTGATGATGAAAAATTAAAAGGGGGGTTTATCTCAGATGTAATATCTTTAAAAATTATTACCAAAGAAACCGAATTTCCTTGTGTATTAAAACTTGAAAATAAAAATGAAACCAAATTATCTATCATGGCAAAAAAACTTGGATTATATGAAAGAGAAAATTATTTTTACGATACAATTTCAAAAGACATTAATATAAAATTTCCCAAATTTATGGGTTTAATTAAAGACAATAATATGGATACAATCGGTATTCTTATGGAAAATTTACACTATAAAAATTTTGAATTAAATGTAAATTTAAACAGTAAGAGTATTGATATTTCTTTGAGAATTATTGAAAAAATGGCAAGATTACATGCAAAATTTTGGAATAAAAATCTTACAAAAATATATCCTGAATTGAAAAAACACAATGACCCTTTATTTTGTCCAGTATGGCAGGAATTTATCAAAGAAAAAATGCCATATTTTATAGAGAATTGGCGAAATATTTTGTCTGAAACACAAATAAAATTGGTTGAAACAATTGGAAATAATTATGATAAAATACAAGAAAGATTATCTAATAATAATCTTACCATTATTCATGGTGATATTAAATCACCAAATATTTTTTATGACATTCAGAACAATTATGAACCATATTTTTTAGATTGGCAATATGTTGCCAATGGTAAAGGTGTACAAGATTTAATCTTTTTTTTAATTGAAAGTTTTGATATTGACAAAATAAAAATAATATATCCTATTTTTAAACATTATTACTATATGAAATTAATGGAATACGGAGTTCAATATTCTTTTACAGATTATGAAAACGATATTCAAGATGCGGTTTGTTATTTTCCATTTTTTGTATCCATCTGGTTTGGTACAACGCCACAAGATGAATTAATTGACAAAAATTTCCCCTTTTTTTTTATTCAAAAGGTATTTCATTGTATAGAATACATAATGGGTATTTAATAATTTTTATATGTGTATATGTTATACATATGACCAAAAAAATCGCACTTTTATTTACAGGAAGAATTTATCAAGACCAGAAACGATATGATAATATAATGAATAATTTGCTTGATATTCAAAATAAGGATTATGAAATAGATATATTTATTAGTCATCCCAAAGATGTCAATGATGAATTATTACAAAACGTAATTGAATTGTACAAACCGGTTCTTATTATTAGAAATAATGAAATATATGATGAAAAACGTATTGAAACATATGCAACCACTCCCAATATAAATAAACACAATATCATGTCTATGTGGTTATCAAGATATAATTTATACAATGCTTTCAATGAATATGTACAAGAACAAAAAAAACAATATAGGAGTGATGCTGAATATGATATGATTTTTCATTTACGAATGGACAATATTTTCAGGGAAAAATTTGATTTATGTACTTTACAATCACATATTGATAACAATGAATTATGCATTCCCAATTATTATAATCAATACGAGTTTGGTGGAATATGTGATCAAATTGTTGTTGGAAATAAAGAAACTATAGGAATTTGGATGAAAATGTTTGAAAAAATATATGATATTTTGGAATTAACCCAATTTCATCCGGAAACCATGCTGATGAATTATTTACGAAAATACAATACGTATACTCTTCATCGTTTTCATCTGAATTATATTTGGGGAATTTTATGAACAAATCTCATTTAGGATGCCTCCACTTCGTTCATCAGTACGATCCTCTTCCGTCCATAAGGGACGTAGGACGTACGATGATTCGTCTAATCATATCAAAATTCAAATCATAATCATGATACAATTCGTCATAATTCAAGGCGGCAGGATCCAAATCCTGCCAAGAATCCAATACAACCATGGGAATATGGGATAAATAGGGTGTTTGTTGTAATTGTATAATAAAATCATTTTTGAGAACAATCGGTATAACTTTCAGGTACAGCGCTTCCCAAAAACGATGTGTATCGTATCCATTACCTTCTGGACAAATACAAAATTGGTATTCGGACAGGTGTCGTTTGTAATCCAGAGGACTCATAAGAGATGATACTGGTATTTTTTGACATAATTGCTGAAAACAATCCATACGTTTGGTCACATTCGTTACAACATTGAAATAAAAATAAATATGTTTGGTTTTTTGGACAGGAGGTACAAAATCGTCAAAAAAATCAATATCACCATGTGTCCACTGACGATTTGCCATACCAATCGGTAACAATCGTAGTTTTTCATGTTGTATTCCTACGTTTTGAGAATACCACATGAGTAAATATGGACATGATAATAGGGTCTTGGTAGCTTCCTTCCAAACAATGTTCTCATCTGAATTATGGGTAATCAATACAAAGGGATTTTGAAACCTATGAATGTTTCTTACCAAGGATTCCAAACGATGTGTATAGCAAAACACATATCGTGGATTTGAATAGGGTTCGGGCAAAGTATCCAATGATTGATGTTTATGAGGTTGGGAGGCAATGTATGGATTGTACGAAAAATCCGAAGAATCACCCAGATATATTTCTGCAATGTTTTGTATTTTTTCACCTGTGATGATTTTACTAGAATCCATATTCATCTGGACTCCACGCTTTGCATCGTCGTCCTTCTGAATATGACACCGAAATTTCAGAGTTGCTTCCATTTCGGTTTGCATACTATGTGTAAATATACATATAATGTTTTTATGTATATAATAGTATAAGATGTCTACCTCCATTAGTCACCGAATAAACCAAACAAGTTCGTACGATACAGGTAAGTATGTAATGAGTGAAAATAAATACAGAGATGGATGTGATGAATTACAAATATTGGTCATCGGATATTATAATCATTTTAATTTAGGGGATGAGCAATACAAAGACACCATTTTGTATCTATTAAAACGTGTATTTTATAAAAAACGCGTTTTACCAGAGATTACATTTATTGATTGTGATAAATTAATGTCCTATCGGGTACAACCCAATACTGCGGTTATTTTGGGAGGAGGAGACGTATTGAATCATTATTTCTTGGATAGTCTGTGGAAAAAATTTACGGAAGAATCACGTCCATTGTCTCTCATTGCCCTGTCGGTAGGTGTTCCGTATGATGATATTTTTATACAACCAGAACAACGGAAAAAATTAGAAATTTTTGATCATATATTTTTACGTACATTGCAAGACATTGTAAAAATAAAAAAATATATTTCAGGACCCCCTATGATACATTATTTACCGGATACTTCTTGTTTTGTCACGGATTGTATACAAAATAGTCCATCCAAATTTATTACTGGAAAATTACGTACCCATTATGAACATATTCAAAAAATGTCCAAAACTCGGAAAATCATCGGTATGATGTGGTGTCGTCATATTTACCATCCCGATAGTCCCTATTATGAAAATTATATGGGTATTGTGAAATCGTTTTCCACTTTGATTGATACTCTTATACAACAAAATTATGGGATCGTAATGATTCCGTTTAATACGAAACCTACTAAAAAAGGGGACAGTGACTACGGTAACAAAGAAAATGATATTATTATTCAACGTGATATTTTGAAACATGTTCAAAGTACATCCTTGCCGTTTATTTGTACGATTGAACAGACATTGACCCTAGAACAATCTCTGTTTTTTTACAAACAATTTTTTTTATCCGTGCCTATGCGTTTTCATGCAACACTTTTTAGTGTGTATTCTGGAGTACCTATGATTCCCATTTATACTACCAAGAAAATACGCAATTTTTTGTTAGATATTCAGTGGACATACGAAAATGTATTGGAAAAAAATTCCAAAGATTTACCTACTTTTTTTGACAAAACAGCTTGGTTGAATACCTTCAAACAATTGACCGACCCTTTGATTTATTTAGATGCAAAAAAACAATTATTACAAATTACTGCGAATTTTAAACAACAATCTTTGCATGAAACCCCTACCATACGAAAATCCATGGATTGTCAGGTACGCGAAAACACGAACGCGATGATATTGGATATGGGAAATTTATATCCTGAAAAAGAAGACCATTTGGTGTACGAGATTGTACGGGAGAAAAGTGACAATGGATGTGGTAACCGTAGCGGAGCGGAGGATATCCACGCATATTCTGAAGGACGACGTAGGAGTCCAGAGGAATATGACGACATAGATAAAGCATCGTCATCTTCGTTATCCAATTACTCTGAATCACCCTCTTGTACTCATGATACCCCAATTAACTTCGTAGGTGATAATAACAAATCCATACCATTGGAGGGTTTTACGGAGGGACGACTTGTCGTCTCGGAGAAAAACCTCCATGATGCCTCCACTACGTTACCGGCATCATCCCCTAATGCTACCGTTCTACGAACGTCCA